AGTACCATTGCACTAATGAGCAATTATATATTTGTCACCACGATCACAGCACAAAATGGTTTAAAACTATCACTCAAAGTGCATCGGCATTATGCTTACTTAGTAAACGGGTTCGTTTTATAGACCCAGTTACAGGCTTGGAGGGTAAATCCCCTGCCCAGTGCCATACGTTGATTTATTGCCACGGAATCAATAAAGACAACACAGATCGTTTTAAACAAGTGTTTGGGTCGCTTGGTATTATCGTAACTTTATAAATAGCCCCGCCGGTTTGAGCATCGCTGAGAGGCTTGGCGGGGGTAATACAGCAAAAGCCCCTAGAGACTAGTGCAGTTACCTGCAACACCACACGAGGCGGACGTTCATCTTTAGGGGCTATGCTTTTACAAGAGAGGCATGGGGCACATCATCCAACAGTCACACGGTTCACGTTTAACCTAGGCTTATGTGCTGGGAGAGGTATTGCCTCTACGATAAGGCTATCCTACCACATTAAATACATATTGGGCAGCCTGTGTTTCATAAGGTCGCAGCTCCGCTTTTCGCTGCTCTTTAGCGATGCCCTCGTTAGCTTTCTGGTGGCGCAACCGGCCATCCAGCTTTAACACGCTATACCGCAAGAACCGCTCAATAGGTATATAGGGCCATTGCAATGCACCAAGCAACAGCTCCCACTGGTTGCGGTCCAACGGTTTGTCTAGCTTGTCGTCAATTTCAAAAGCATCCACCTTGGCGTGTGGCATCTCCTCTTTAAACTCGCCCCATTCCTCTGCCACCTTCTCCCACCCCGCAGGCGAGGCCCACCGCTTGCGGTTCTTCACATCCACCATATCAGCCTCTAGAGGCTCGGGTAGGCGCACGTCTAGCATGTCTTTGTCATACAGCTCCCACACCCAGTCCGCTAGCTCTTGCTGTGCTTCTAGTGGGGGCTTAACCTTGCTGCCCCACATGTCCATCCGTGTGGCTAAAATAGGGGGCATCATTTCTTTACGCGCTCCTTATGCTTTCGTTTCGATTCTTTATCCCTTGCCCACCGTGGGGGCTCAAACACGTTATAAGTGTCCGCTTTAGGCTGGATACGCTCTTTGCGTTCCCCGCGGCCAAAGATGCCGCGTAGTATCGCGTGGAACCAGTCGTTCCCTTGCCCATCCAAATTGTGTACCGCGTCGATGTCGTCGTTTTTAGATGTATCCGCTGCAAACTGTGGCTTCTTTTTGTCTAAATCAGGATGCCACGACTTAGAGCCATCTTTGTGTAACTCGTAGGCCCACTGCTTACCTTTAACTGTTTCTTTAATGATAATTGGCTTTTTGCCATACCCTTGAAGTTGCAACATAAAAACACCTCCAAGCCACAAAGTATCAGATTGAAACGGCGGTTATGTGACAAACTTAATACGCCCCGCCACCAAACAAGCGAACACTTAAATAAGTTGTCCACCGTGGCACCTTACCCGCTTGCGTGTACTCCTGCACATCTTTGAACAAGCTATCCGCAAACTTACGCGGGTTCTCTAGCGGGAAATTAAAAGGGTTCACATAGACCCACACAAGGCCTGCATCTGTCATTGTGGCTTTCTCAATGCAGTCCATGCAGTTGCGCTCGTATAGCTTATCGTGGGGCAATGCAGCCCAAAAGGCTTTACCCAGTGGGTGCATCAGTGGCCACAGAATACGGGGGATACTGGCCCCGTCGGTTTTATAACCCTTTTCAATCACCATTCGGAACACTTCGCCCGTTTTGTTCTCAATCCATTCAATGGTCATTGGCGCTTGGGTAATATACTCCTTGCCGTTGATGGGCAAAATTGCCACACGGTCGCAGCGGGTAATGGTACGTTTCTTAGTCATCAGTAGTTCCACCGCCGTTTTGGGCCTAGGTCGATATGGGTAAAGTCTTTACCAAACCCAAGGCCGCCACTCCAATTATGTAAATACTTCTGCACTTGCTGTGGCGTCATCCCTTGCACGTTAAAATCAAGGGCTTCACCTGTTAAGTGTTTGCTTGCTTTTGGCGCTGGGCGTTGCACTCCTAGCCGTTTGTATAGGCTCTCATGATATGCCCATGTCCGATAACCGCTAGTGATGGTAATCGGCTTGCCTAATAGGTCACGCAATACTTGTAAGCGGTTCACAATGGCAATCAGGTTGCGCTGGTGGGCTTCCGGAACCGCTGCCCAGATTAACCCTTTATGGAGGATCATTGGGTCGGTGTCGGTACTAAAGTTAGCGGTTAGTCTCATTCCTTACCTCCATAATGACGGGCCTCATTAAACAGCTTTTCACGAATCAGTAAAAACCCATCCTTGCCCGCTGACCCAAACACGCCAGCCATAGCACTAATGCCACAGGCTTTGGCTTGATGAGTGGCGGCAGGGGCAAACAGCTCAAACAGCATCAGCGTGATAAGCCCTGCGACAATTGCAGTGCCAACAACCACGACAAGGCCCCCGATAAAAGTGCGCCAGTTGTACCTTTTAACAGCTTCGTCGAGAAGATAGAGCCCCAACCATATGAATATCGCGATACTTGCACCCACACCAATCCAAGTAATATTTTCAGATTCATAGTGTCCATGATTCATCTCGCGCTTTCTAGTAGATGCCCATCACTGTGGCTAACAACAATTCTGCATTCCGTACCGCTTGCTTGCAAAACTCCGCGTCCCTTTCGCTTGCGTGAGCGGCCTTGCAGTCACACAGGGGTTTTACTGTTCCCGCCATCGTGTTAATACAAAACATCTGGTAACGGTCACTAGGCAAGCCGTCCGAACGGTGCAGGTTGATGATGGGAAAGTTAAGCATTAGGTCCATGCTCCCAATGTGTTTTTGGCGGTATCACCCGCTCGCCAGCACTTAAAGTAACTGCCCGCTTTAACCACAGCAGCGGCTGCCGTTACTAATGCTATGGATGGAATAAGTGTACCACTTGCGGTCACATCAAAGGTGCCTCGCAATGATACTTCCATCCCAGTACCGGTGGTTACAACAAGAATAGAAGCCGCAGAGTTTTGTGTGACAGATACAGCACCGCTATGTGTGTTGGTGGCTAATGGGGTTGTGCTGTCTTTACCCACCCCTTGGTATAAAATCCGTGCTAGCGTTGCCGTACCAGCACCCAATAAATGGAACGCAGCGTTACCACTAGTGGCACTCATGGTTGTTAAATAAAGCAACGATTCAAAGAAGTAAACACCCGTTGGTAATGTTAGCGCGCCATTAGTAGAGGCGTTAAATAACTTTTGTGCGCTTGTAGTGCTGGTTAACGTGTAGTCAGAAGCTAGGCGTATCCAGTTATAAGCAGCAACCATACCTGTGTTAGCGCCACTGTTGTTAGTTAATGTTAAAGCGCCGTCATCACTTAAGACGGAAGCACTGTTTTGAATTAGCTTACCAGTGGTGGTATCAAACCGAGCCAGCGCATTATCGGTGGCGGATGCTGGGCCTACTACGTCACCTGTGCCACCGCCTGTGGCCGTTAAAGCCCCAGCGGATAAACTAAGGCCTGCGCCTACTGTTATTTCTTGGCAGTCTCCGGATGAACCAGCGGAGCGGCCTAGTAAACGTGCATCGGTGACGTTTTGTATCTTAGCGTAGGTGACGGCGTCGTTATCAATCGTCCAAGTAGAACCACTCCCTGATACAGTGATATCGCCTTTATCACCATCAGACACGCCAGAGCCACCGGAAGAAGCAATGGTTACTGAATCCGTGGTAGCATCAGTGGTAATAGTGATATTAGAACCCGCCACAAGCGTTAATGTGTCACTGGTTGAATCGGCCACTACATTGCTTTGACCAGATACAGCAATGGTAGAAAAAAGGTTTTGATCGCCGGTGTTTGTGCCTGATGATGTTCCGCTAAAGGCTCCGCTTTGTGTGGCTAGTGTCCCTAAGCCTGATACATCTGTGTTAGCAATTGCCAACAGTGTTTTAACTTGTGTGGCAGTTAGGTCAGACGGGGCAGCGGCTCCACCTGTGTTGTTCCCTTTAATGGTGCTTGCCGCCATATTGGCCATTTTAACGTTGGTTACGGTGCTATTGCCAATAGTGGTGGTGTTACTTCCGGCGCTTGCAGTCACATCACCCGTTAAAGCGGCTCGTTGTAGTAATGGGGTACCGTCCACATATGTTAAAGTAGTATCAACCATCGCCCCAACGGCGTCCTGAGCGTTTTCATCCGTATATTGAGTGATGGTAGTGGCTACTGTTATCGTATTAGCAACATCGTTATAGGTGGATGTAATACCAGTTCCAGCCACAACCAAAGAAGACACACGGTCATCCACCGCCTCTGAAAAGTCAGTAATTTCACTGGCCGTGTGAGTGTGGCTACTGGCTGCTTTGCCGTTTAACTGTGTCTGAGCGTCCGAGGTTAACGTCCCAATATATTGAAGCTCTGTGTTAGTTACACTTCCATCTGCTAATTTAACAGCATCAATTCCTGTGGCCACCTTGGCGTTTGTTACCGCGCTGTTATCAATAGTCCACACAGCACCGCTAGACGATACTGTGATATCACCTTTGTCGCCATCACTAATACCACCACCACCTCCACCTGTGTCATCCGCAGCAGGGGCCCATGCGGAACCGTTGTATTTTAACACTTGCCCGCTACTCGGAGCTGTTGCGGATATTGCCACCCCTTGCAGCTCATCCGCATTCCATTGGGCAGTGTCTTTATTTGCCATCAGGGCCACCCAAGCCTTCACCCAAGCTCTATCGGCATCCTGTCTCATGGCTTATAAAGCACCTAGCATTTGAATAACAGGTTCAGCAGCCGCAAGGGCTTCAGCATCATTGGCGGCTTGCATATCCGCCACAAAAAGGGCTAGCAATTGGGCAGCACCTACAAGGTTGCCTTCATCTAAATACTTGCCCACATCGCCCACAATACCCGGATACCGTTTAATCACAGCCACAGGAATGGTAGCAACGGTTTGTTTGATTACCGCTGTGGCTTCAATGCGCTGGGCGTAGGCTTCTCGCTCTGCCACCCACGCAAGGGTGGCGGGGTCTGTTTCCCAAGTCATTAAGCCATCTCCTCTACGGTTAAACTGTAGGTAATGTTACCATTTGCCGAGCCACCTGTTTCACTAAAGAACTTCATCTTAGTCATATCTGCCAGTGTGCCCGTGTAAATACCGCTTACGTTATTAGTGATATTCACCCCTGAAGTGTTTACCGTTGTGATTGATCCTCTTATGCCTGAATAAATAGCATCAGTTGACCCTTTAGCAGTTACAGTAATGTCAACACCTAAATACTCGCCAGAAGCGTTCCCAATGGTATTATCACCGTTAATTAAAATAGCCGCCGCAGATGTGCTAGCCCCACCTGTACCAGTACCGCTATCGTTACGGCCGGTAGCTGAATACCGATATGATGCTGTTTTATACGTTCCATCACTGAACTGCACGGCAATGTTTCGGGCGTCTGTAAGCACGCGTATCCAGCCGGTAATCCGGTAAATGCTAGCCGTGCCAAAAGTAATCTCAGCCTCGGCGGCTGTGGCCCCAGAATAAACGGTCTTACCAGAAGGGGCAGGCGCACCTAGTAAAAATACATTGGTACCATCCCCCATTGCGGCTAAACCTTGGTTGGTGGAGGACAACGTAACCGACGTGCCATTAGGGGTATAGACGTTACCCACCCCGTTGGTAAGCACCACGTCACGGGCAGCGTTAGCCGTTTTTAAATACACAATTTGATTAGCAGCCACGCCGTTAATCGTATCAAGGTTATCCGTAGCGGCATCACCCTCAGTATCTACCGTATGCAACCCTTGGGTCACTGTAATAGCTCCACTGGCAATCGTTAGCTCTGTGGCTGTGGGTAGGATTAGCGAGCCGTCTTTAATCTTAAGGCTGTCAACCACAACGCCGTTAGCCGAAGATACCTCGCTGATTGTATCCGTCTTGAATCCAGACGAAAACACCGCTTGGTCACTAAATGTTTTTACACCACCAAGAGTTAAGTTTTCATCCTCAATATCCGTCAAGCGGGTATCTTGGCTGTTACTCTCATTAACCAGCTGGTCAAACTCAGCATCCAAGTCATCCGCATTGATGACGTTACCATTGCTGATTTGTGCATTTCTAATCCGTGCAATCTGTGCCATATCTCTCTCTACCTATATTTCATGCTTGGGGAGCCGATCTCAACCACTCCCGTAATACCTAAGAAAGCCACACCGGTTGCAGGACTAGACCCGCTTACCTCAAACTGTATTTGCGTCCCATCTCCGGGCGGGAAAAACAGAATGCACTTCAACCCCCCACCTGTATCAGGATACACGCTAGAGCCGTAAATAGCCACACCGTATTGCTCTGCCTCAGCAGACGTTACCGTCTTGCTCAAGGTTTTTGTGATGTTGTATTTGTCCGAATGCCGCCACTTGGTTTTAATCGTGACCGTCACATCCTCTTGCGCCTCAAACCAAGCGTGGCAATACTTCACCCGCTTGTTAGAAATGTTACCATCGTCAAACGCATAGTAGGGATACCGATACTTCCAAGGAATTGCAACCCCATTGTATTGGCTGGATGTAAACCAACGCTGGACACGGCCTGTTGTGGTGCCCGTGTAAAGCATCTCATCCGCCACAAGGGCACAGGTGGCATTCATATTTTTACGAATGGACCATGTAGGTTCCACCTCAACCCCTAGCGGGTCACTAGCGTAGCGGTACACAATGATGGTATCCACCTCAGCAGAAGAGCCCGTGGGGATTGCAAACCAAACTTCCTGCCGCCAAGGCATATGTTTAACCCACGCCTTTGCAGACTGCGTGACATTCATTGTGGCTAGCGTACCTTGAACCCGCTTACCACCTAGGATGGTTGGCTTAATGTCACCGCTCTGCACCGAATTGGTAATATTATAAATATTGTTGCGATCCATAAAGAACACATCATTACCCACACGGGCGGAGCATTGATGGTTTAAGCAACCGTATTGGTCGCTAATCTTAGAAATCTTGTAAAGGATGCCCTCGGTAGTAATGGGGCTATCCCCCGTAATGGCATACACCCCACGGGTTTTAAAGAATATGCCAATCTCCTCGCCTTGGGCGGCGTTATAAAAGCTCTCAAAGGATGTAATCTGCTCCCCATCGCCAGGGTTAATTTGAGAAATAAGGCCATCGCCAGCACCCACAGCAGGGATGGTAATTGTTTCACCAGTTAAGCTATTGGTAATGCCAAAATGGCTCGGGAAGTTTTCAAAATTACACGCCATAATACGGTTTTGAAACGACCGCAATACTTTTGGTTTTGCATAAGTATCACTGCCTACGGTAACAGGGAATGCACCCATTGCGCTGGTAGTGCTTCCATCCCACTTAAGTGGGGCCATCGACTCCTCAGCAATGTAAACATAGCCTTTAAAAGAACAAAAGCTAACCAAGTTGCCAGCCGTGTTATTGGTTGTCACATCCCCAACAACCGCCCCTGTGGCTGAATTGATATGCTTTACCTTACCATTAGAAGCAGCCAGCATGTAAGTGTTACCGGCATCCGTCTTAAAGTAGCCCAGCGCATCCACACGGGCGGCGCTTTCAATCTCAGCGCTGAAGTTGACGTTCCCCTGATTAAATACAGAAAATTGCCCACCCTTAGAGCGGTGCATATTCTCCACAGTCTCGGCAGAATCAGGCTGAATACCAAAGACGCCATCTTGCTCGTTAATACCCTTGGTATTACCCACAAGGGCAAACGCCTTAACCTTGCCGCCGCCTTTCTTTTTGGCCACCACTACACCCTCCGGCTAGCACTTAAGCGGGTAGGGTTGGTGCGCCATTCAGCCACACGAATGGAATCATAAATGGATTCCATTAGGCTATAGGTCATATCAGGAGAGCCAAGCCCCTTGGCGGATTCCCACTGGAACTGGGCGTATTTTTTCACATACTCTAGCCAGTCATCCGGTATTAAAAATACCGCTGTGGTGGCCGTGTCCTCTGATACGTTTTGTTGGTAAGTGTATTTAATACTATAAACCCCATCAGGGATAGGGTAAAAAGCCATTGTATCTTTGTCTGAGAAATAATAGTGACTAGGCTTGCCCTCAGTCACATCCCACTTAGCATCCATCGCCCGCACACCCCCACGTGTGGCAGCGTTTAAAAAGGTATCACCTTTGGTATCGTCGTTAATATAGACGTCAAACTTGTAAAGCCCAAATGGCTCAGCATCAGAAGCCAGCGCATAAGTTCGGGTTCCATCCGCTGTCGTAATCGCTGCTTCCTTTTGGAAGTATTCATTTTCTACTCGTAACCGGCGGCGTAAGCTACGGTAGCCCTCATAAATATACTGCACAATGTCAGCGCTACCGTCTGTTTCACTGAATGACGAGATAGAGGGGTCAAGCCCTAGCGGGCGAGCCACGTCTGCGTAAACTTGTAGTAACGTCTCAGCCATTATCTATCTTTCTTAGTGATTCAGATAAAAAGGGAGGGGGCCGAAGCCCCCAAGAACCTTAAGCAGCGGTATTGTCATCCCACAGAAGAGCCATAGCGGTAGGTTGTACAACCTTGGCACCATACAAGTAGAGGCCTTTAACGGCATCTGCAAACATATTGCTAGGACGGACATTTTCCACTTTGGCAATCTGGCTCGCATGAGTAATCGCCATCTTGTGCAACGCAATGATGGGATACGCAGTCGTACCAGTGTGGAAGGCGTAGTTCGTGGTGACGTGCACCGAGAACCCACCCACTTTACCAACAAAGCCGTTACGGGCAGTTTCATCACCCACCACGGTGTCTTTGGTGAACTCAGGGGATTGGGTCAGCTTGTTACGCATACGAGGCGTAATGATCAAGTGACGGTCTTCCGCAGGCACCTTGGCATCATCCAACTGCTCTTGCATGTTGTAAATGTAAGAGCCGATGTTAGCAGGTGTTAGGTCGATTGGGGCACCCGATGTACCTTGCACGTTGGCAGAATCCACCTCAGTGTATTTACCGAGCAAGAAACGATCCACATGGTCACGGATAGCCACAGCACCACGTTTGGTATAACCCTCTAGGATGTTAATATCCGATTGGGCTTTATCCATGTCATCCACCTTGAAGGCGAAATAGTGCTCTTCATTAATGAGCAGTTCCACCATAGGGTCAGACAAGGTTTCAAACGAGATCGTTTGGTTGCGAGTATAAGGGTTAATCGTCACGTTGCCGAATTGACGGATTTTCACCGTATCACCAGCGTCCTTGATTTCACCCTCATAGTCTTTGTTGACAAGATTAGCCATAACGGTAATCTCATCAAGGTTCATTAACAGTTTTTTACTCCAGATTTCTGGAATAAAATTGGCGGGATAAGCCATCTCTCTACTCTCCTAAAATGCAAATCTAAACAATTTCTCCGGCAGCCAACGCAGCAAGGATCTCCGCCTCATGTTTTGCATATTGCGGTACGGTCAATTTATCAATTGCCGCACGAGTCCACTTGCGCTTTGTCTCTCCGGTTTGTACCTTCTTGTTGCTGATAGTCGCATCAGGAACCGAAGGGGCACTCTCTCCGCCTTGCTGCTTGCCTTGTAGTTGGTTAAATACCCCTACTTTCACAAGTGCTTCTCGAAGTATAATCCCTTTGCCCTTGGGACTCTTTGCAAGCTCCTGCGCTCGCTTGTTTGTTTGAAGTAATTGTACCACATAATCCGTCACCCGTTGCTCTGTGGCGGCGTCCATTGGTATCTTATCTTTAAAAAGCTTGCCTACCGTGTTCCATTCTTGCTCTTCTTTTTTAGCTTCAAAGTTTTGCAACCGCTCATTATACGATGTTACATCGGCAGCAATCTTAGCTTGGGCCTCGCTTAACCCTTGGATGTTAGCCTGATACTTAACCAAAGCATCACGGGCATCCATCGCATCTTTCATGCGTCCTTGATCCGCCAAATGGGTCAGGTAGTCGTTTTGCTCATCCGCCGTCATCTCATACAGCGATTTGCCGTTATGCTCTAAAGGAGGAAGACCCACGGCAGGATGGGCATTAGCCAGCGCATCGGTTAATTGCTTTAACCGCTCATACTCTGCGGACAATTCAGCCACAGGGTCAGCAGTGGGCACTACCACTTCTGGCTCTAGTGGCTCGCCATCGTAAGCGTATTCAGCGTTTAATTCCTCAATAGCCTTCTCAATATCCACTGGCTCCGATTCGGCCGCCTTCTCGTCGGTTGCAGGGGCCTCAGAATCAATCTTAGGCTCTTCCGCCACTTCCTCTGTGGCTTCTTCTGGCACTTTATCTCGCTCATCTTCCAACTGTTTTAAGTAGGCGTCAGTATCAAACGGCTTTTCAGCTTCATTTGATACTTCCACTGGAAGCTCAATTGCGCTTAACTCGTCACTCATTCAGATCACCCTCTACTCTCATTATGGGCCTTATAGGCCTTCTCTACGGTACTAAACAAATCTTGGTAGGCTTCATGCCGGTAGGCCAGCCGCAGGATCTCCTCCTGATTGCATTTCGGCCACTCCTCCTGCAACACCTCCGCCATTATCAACTGGAAGCCCAGATTCTCCCATAGGCGGGCCAGCTCCAATCGGCGGGCCTCCTTGCTTATTTTGCTGCTCAATCATCATCTCCTCTTCGGTTTCAAACTTGGCAATCTCGCTAGCGTTCTCGTAACGTGACGTGTCCATAGTGTCTTTAATCAATAAGCCCATATCCCACGTCACAATGCCGGGCTTAATCCGCCCCCATCCTTGCTGCACCGATTGCGGAATTAAGTTCTGCATCAGCATCATGTTTTGCTGTAGCTTTTGGTTCATATTTTGAGACGCTGACACGCTTGTCATCGTCCATTTAAACTCCATTAGCCGCACATCATCAATAGTTAAAGGCTCATCATAGCCAACAACGTATTTAGGCTCACTCATAAACTGCTGGTTATTCTCATGCACCATCTTAAGGAAGGGCTCAATCGTGGTGTTTTGCTCGTTACGCACCAAGGTCATAAACTTGGTGGAGCCGCTTTGAACATGTTGAGATACCTGAAAAGCTGTGGTGTCCGTCCCGTCGGGCTGCTGGCCGCTAAAGGCTGGCGATGCCCCTGTGTGGTCTTCTATAAACTTTTTCAGGTACTCAATCATGAACTGAACATACTGGATGTTCGGCAAAGGCAACTGAACCGGCATCGCCGCATTGCTAATGTCTTTAACGGGGTACACCATCCCCGCTTCAAACGGAAAAGACCCCGTGTCAAAAATCTCTTCTTTAATGTTTACCAGCAGTGTGGGCTTTGTGCCCAGCCGCCCCGCCTCTAGCGTGATGTCTACAAAATCATCAATGGCCTCAGCCACAGGGATGACGTGCTTAATGGCGCTTAAGCCATACAGCATGTTGGGCATGGGGTAGTATTGG